CTTGCCGTTCCAGCCGTCGCGGGCCACCATGTAGCCCGCCTTGAGTGCCTGCACCGCGAAGCCGATGTTCAGGCCGTGTGTCGGTTGATCGCTCATGCTGCTTGCGCGGTATCAAGCACCGGCTCGGCCTGCGGCTCGGGCTGCTGCTCGACATCGGCGTCCTTGCCAGACTCCTCGACGACGAAGCCCTGCGGCAGCAGTTCGACCAGCAGATCCTGGCCGGCGACCTCGACATCGAAGCGGTTCTTGACGACGTGGCGGACGGCCTGTGCCGGGCTTCCTGCGCGGACGAGGCGGTTCGTGCCGGTCTGCTTGTCGAAGACGTGGTAGATGCGGGTGTGGGCGGTCATTCGGTCACCTCTTCGGTCTTGATCGGTTCAGCGTTCTGCAGCAGATCGCCCTGGGCGGCGGCCTGCTCTGCTTGCTGCAGGGCCTGCACAGCGACGGTGCGCAGGCCGGTGTAAAGCTGCTCGACACGCTCATACGGCAGCTTGCCCAGGCCCTCGAGCAGCAGATTGACCTGCTGGAAGTTCAGGGTGACGGCGATCGGCACGTTGTCAGGGTTGAATGTCATGGTTGCTCCTTGGTTGAGAAAAAATAGACGGGGTACTCGCAAAGACGCTTTCCCCCTTGAGGATTACCGATCCCAGGGCATCGAGCCGGGGGCGGCCGGGGCTCCGGCGGGCGGGGCAGCGGGGGCGGCCGGGGCGGCGCCGTTCAGCGGCTCGTACTTCTTGATCACGTTGCTCTCGCGGCGGCGGTCGTCGAGTTCGACATCGACCGTGATCAGCATCGGCTTGTTGTGCAGTTCGGCGCTGTCGTTCGGGCGGGGCACGCCGACAGCCATGCAGATCCCCTTCAGTTCGCGCTGGGCAATATCCACGGCGGTCTGGTTCGGGTTCCACAGGTTCAGGCGAGCCCAGAGCTTGCGGCCCTTGTGCGTGCCGTCCATCACCTCGAAGGTGATCTGCAGGTACTTGCCGGTGCCGGCCTTGGTGACCTTCTCTTCGGACGCCGTGGCGATCACGACGTACTGGCCAGCGGGAAGCGCAGAGAAATCCTGTTGGTCAGGGACTTGGGTGGCGTCGAAGCCGGAGAGGTTTGCCATTGTTTACTCCTTGGTGAATTGGCTGTTGAGAAAAACTCGATCAGGCGGCCATCGCAGCGGCCAGGGCCTGCTGGAAGGCGTTCCAATTGAGAAGACAGTCGCCCATGCCGTACCGGTTGCCGGCGACGTAGGCGGGGTGGGGATTGACGTGCAGCTTGCGCTGGCCGGTGGTGATCGCCTTGGTTTCCTTCTGCTGGAAGCCGCTATCGACCTGGCGGGTCATCACCTCATGGGCGCAGAAGCCGATGATGTCGGCCCACTCGTTGATGATGGCCACGGCGCGCTTGTTCAGCTTCAGGCTGTAGGCGTCGTAGTCCTCGGAGAGGGTCGGGTTGCGCACCTTGTTGATCTGCTCGTGGGCGATGCAGATCACGGTCATGTTGCGCTCGTTGCGCAGCGTGTCGAGGTGGGCAAAGAACTGGCGCCAGAGGTCGTCGGCCATGATGTACCCCTTGCCGTAGCCGATCTTCTCGATGTTGTCGACGCCGTTGTCGGCGCACACCTTGCCGAGGATCAGCGGCTCGAGCCAGTCGAGGGAATCGACGAACACCGACTGGAACTCATGGGCCTCGGTGCGCAGGGTGTGGATCGCGGCCAGGGCGTCGGCGTAGCTCTTGCAGAGCGGGAAGGCGGCCACGTCGAGGTTGTCCAGACCTTCCTCGGTCAGGATCCCGATCGAGTTCGGGGCGGACGCGGCGAAGGTGGATTTCCCGATCTTGGGCGGGCCGTAGATCACGACCTTCGGGGCGCGCAGGCGCTTGCCGCGGGTGATGGATGAAAGATCGAAGGCCATCAGTTTGCTCCTTCCGGGGTGATGATGCGGCTGGGCTCGATCCGATGCTCGGGGACGGTATCCTCGACCGTTTCGTAGGTCTTGGAGTTGCGCAGGATGGACTCGACCAGGACCATGGCCATGCCGTGAGCCTGGCTTTCCTGATCGACCGAATCGCCGAAGTCGGCGCCGACGGTGACGGTGCCGTCCTCGTTGTCCTCGATGAATACGCAAGCCTTAGCCATTCTTGGACTCCGTTTCCTTCAGCGAGTGCATATCGCAGGTTGCTGTTTTATTGACAGCAAAGCCGCCAAGCGAGCAACGAACATTCTTTTCTTCTTTGATAACGACATGCCGGCCAGACCATGTTTCACGGGCACGTTGAACAATGTCGCTCCTCAGGTTCATGCAGTTCGAGCATGTGTCTGACCTTTTGCGATAGCCCTGTGACATCTTTGCCTGCTGCACGTTGCTTACCTTAGCCATGGGCCACCCCCATCACAGCGGCAGCCAAGGAACGGCCACCCTTCGCCTTCAGTACGAAGGACGACAGGGCACGGCTCGCCTTCAGGCGGCGGTAGCTGGCGCGCTTGCCGGTATTGACCAGCATGCCGGTCATCGGCCCGGTGCGCTTCACGTCGTACTCGCGCTCTTGTGCCGGGTGATACCCGACGGCGTGGCGCAACGCCTTCACTCGTTTTGCTCTCATGCAACAATCTCCACTTTCACAGTCGGCGTGGCCGGCTTGGTTTCCATGTAGTCGCTCAATGCCTTGACCGACTCGTTATCGAGGGTGCGGAAACCGGAGGTCGAGAGGTCGGCCTTCCAGTTGATGCACTCGCGGACGCGGGCCGGGATCTTCTCCCAATCTGCCTGCAACTTCTTCGTGTCGAGCTTGCGGGTCACCCCGTAGCTGACGCTGACCTTGAAGCCATCCAGCTTCTCGGTGACGGTGCCCTCGGTGGTGCCGGCCTTGGCGAGTTGAGAAGAAATCAACTCGTCGATCGCACGGCGGGCAGCAATGGCTTCGTCCTCTGCCTTCTTGAGCATGACGCGCTTCTGGGCCAGGTCGGCAAGGGTCAGTTGGTGTTCGGACATTCCTTGATCTCCACGATAGAGGGGTTCAGTCGCAGCATCTCCTGGCGCTGCTTCTCCCGGTCGGGAGGAACGTAGCCAAAGCGTTCCCAAGTTGCGGTCACGTCGGTGCGGGCGCTGGTGGTGTAGCGAAAAGCAGGGTCTTGGATACTCGTTTTCGGGACTTGCATCGTTCGTTCCTTCGTTCAGTCAATCGAGTCACCATCGTAAAACAAAATTGAGGTTTGCTCAACATTTTTGGAGAAAAATTTTTTTCGACTCAAAAGAGCGAGTCAGGCAAGGCGCCGGCGCAGGGTGACTTCGACGACGGTGCCGATGATCTTCGCCGTGGGATCGAGCCGCATGGTGGGCCAGCGGGAGTCGTCGGCAATCAGCAGGCGCTCGCCGGCCTCCTGCACATACCGGCGCAGGATCGGCTCGGACACCTTGCCCACGCTGACCAGCACGACGCTGCCCGGGGAGGGCGACTGCGCCCGGCTGACCACGGCGTAGCTGCCGGTCGGGCAGGTGGATGTCAGCGCATCGGACGACACCATGATGGCCGCGGCGCTGTTCGGCGCATAGGACACGGAGGTTTGCAGCAGCTCGAGCACGGCGTCCCAGCGCCAGCGGGCGAGTGCCCGGGCGGTGACGACCGGCACGGTATGGATCGGCGGCCCGACGGGGGACGACCGGGGCCGGTGCTCCTGTAGGCCAAGAAGCCAGTCCGTGCTCACCCCGTACATCCTGGCCAACTCGACCAGCGCGCCGGCGCTGGGCTCCGTGGTGCCGCGCTCCCAGAGGCACACCGCCCCGGGCGTGACCTTGAATCGCCGGGCCACTTCCTTCTGCGTGATCAACGGATTCATCTGGTGACGAGCCGCTTTCAGCCGTGCAGCGAGGATCTTCGACATGATCAAATGGGAGTTTGTGGTTGACAGAAACTTAACAAAGACGCCAAGATGCGGCACTATACAGGTTGAAAAGAGTTGCGTCTTTTCCTGATTATGCCATTTAACTTTCCGCAATGTCCAATGGAGATGCTATGAAACCGCGATTGATCAAACCTAAATCCCACAAGCTGCCGGTCGGATTCTCCGTCAGCGGCGTGGTCGGCATGGCCGGCGGCTGCTCGGCCGTGGCCAGGGAGCTTGGCGTGTCGCCACAGGCCGTGTCGAAGTGGAAGTACATCCCGAGCAAGCACGCCCGGAAGGTCGCCATCATGGCCGGGCTCCCGATTGCCGTGGTGCGCCCGGACTTCGTGGATACCGGGCGGGGTGCGTGATGCGCAAGCGGTGCAAGAGGAAGCCGCTGGCCCTGATCAACCCGATTGAGCACGCCATCTCCGGCGCCCGGGTGATCTCGGACGACGCGCTGATGATCGTCCGCATGCGCGAGCTGCAGGCCATCGAGGCGTTTGCCAAGGGGACGGCATCGCTGCAGCAGTGGGATGACCTGGCCGCCATGCTCAACATCGCCGAAACCATGGCCAGGAACGGCATCGGTATTGAGGTGCTCGAGGTCTGCAAGCAGATGCAGGACGTGCTGATCGAGTCGGCGCGCCGGTTCGAGAAGACGAAGAGGATGGGCACCAACGGCGACGGCCTGAAGCTGTTCCGCAAGCTGTACCAGCTTCACGACCTGCAGCGCCTGAGTGTCGCCCGTGCCGAATACGAAAAAATGATCCGACTGGCCAAGGCACGGGTGATGTCTGGCCATTCAGAGTTGATCGAGCTGACCTGAGATGGGAATGGAAATAGTCACAAGGGCAGAAGCCAAAGCTCGCGGACTGAAGCAATACTTTACCGGAGAGCCGTGCAAGAACGGTCACGTCGCGTATCGGGACACGCAAAGCGGATCGTGCCGTGTTTGCAGGAACGAGAAGAAGCGTGAAAAACGGGAATCTCTGCGCATTGCAGAAGGCCGCAAGGCTCGTTACAGGCCGAAGGATGACGAAGACCGCCGCCGCCACCTCACCCGGTACAAGAGCGAGTGGTTCAACAAGAACAAAGAGAGAAATCTCAAGCGCATAAACGAATGGAGAGAGAAGAACAAGGAAAAGGTTTCTGAAGCAAGGAAGAGATACCGCGAAAGACACCCAGTGGAGGAGCGCTTGAATGTCGTGAAGCGCAGGGCATCGAAGATGTCGCGCACTCCGAAATGGGCGGACCAAGATCTGATCAAGTTCTTCTACGCGACCCGTGCATACATGAGCGCAGAGACAGGTAGCCAGTGGCACGTCGATCACATCGTTCCGTTACGGGGGAAGACTGTCAGCGGGCTGCACAACCACTTCAACCTGCGCGTCGTGCCGGCTGAAAGCAACATGAAGAAGGGGAATCGTTTTGAGCAGTGACGCGAAAAATGAGTCGATGTTTTCTCAATTTGCATGGAAATTCATCGAACGAGACATAAGCATTGTCCCCATCGCCCCCGGCACGAAGAAGCCAGGGCAGTGGTCAGAAGAGCACGGCTGGAGGGGGATGTCTGATTGGACACGGTTCTCCAAGCGGATGCCAACCGAGCTTGAGCTTGAGGCATGGTCTAAGTGGCCTGACGCCGGTATCGGCGTGGTGCTCGGCCCGGTATCGAACCTGGTGGCCCTGGACAAGGACTACGACATCCCCAACGGAGGGAATGACGCCCTGCAGGCAATCATCCCGTACAGCCCAGTGGTGAAGAAGGGGCAGAAGGGATGGACTCGCTTCTACCAGTTCAACGGCGAGAAGTCCTGCAGCTTTGACGTGAATGGTGCCCGTGTCCTTGATGTCCTTGCTGAAGGCCGGCAGACAGTCGTGCCGCCGACGCTGCACCCTGCCGGTTGCAGTTACGTCTGGATCTCCGAGGATTCGCTGGACGACATCATGACCACAAAGGAGTTGCCGAAGTTGCCCGGCAACTTCTTTGACCAAGTGGCGCAGATCCTCCGTCCGTACCAAACGGAGAAGGACATCAAGTTCCAGACAAAAGTGATCGCCCCTATCGAAGATGGCGACCCCATCGACACCGGCAGGAGCGTGACGGCGCAGTATTACCACGACTTGAATCAACTGGCCCTGTCACAGCTTGATCAGTGGGCGCAGAAGATCGTCCCCAGGACACGGCGTGACAAAGACGGGTATCGCACCGTGGCTGTCTGGCGGAATTGCAAGAACTACAACGTCGGCATCCATCCAACGGGGATCAGGGATTGGGGCGGTGGGTACGGCATGACCCCCATAGATCTCGTGATGTACGCGAACAACCTGACCTTCCCGAAAGCCGCGGAGGCGCTGCGGGCGTGCCTGACGCTCAACGAGCCCGAGCCGGTGTTGTTCGGCGCAGGGGCGGCCCCGGCAGTATCCGCACCAGCTAGTCCAGAGGGGAACGCACCAGCCCCGGAGAAATCCGCACCAGCCCCGGCGCCTATCGTGCTGCCCTGGGCCAGGCCAGTGGCGCCGGTGCAGTTGCCGCCGACGACCAGTGACGCCCCGGGCCGGGCCCTGCCGCAGTTCATCGCCAACCCGCCGGGTATCCTGGGGGACATTACGCGCTGGATCGTGGCCACGGCCCCGAAGTCGCAGCACGAACTGGCCTTGGCCGCGGCGATCTGCCTGGGCTCCGTGGTCATGGGGCGCACCTACCGCAGCCAGTACGGCAACTGGACGAGCCTCTATGTGGTCATGATCGCCAAGTCGACGGAGGGCAAGGAGCACCCGCAGGCGTGCATCGAGAAGGCGCTGACCGATGCCGACCTCCTTGGCCTGATCGGGGGCGGCGGCTACACCTCGGCCGGCGCGGTCTTCTCTGCGCTCCTGAAGAGCCCGTGCCATGTGGCGACCATCGACGAGATGGGCAAGCTGCTGAAGCTGTCCCGGGCCAAAGGGCAGGCGAACAGCGAGGCGGCACTGGACAAGCTGATCGAAGCGTTCGGCCGCGTTGATGGCGTGCTGCGCCCGCCAACGTACTCGCAGATGACGCTCTCGAAGGGCCAGGCGGCCAACACCGAGCGGATCGTCTACAACCCCGCTATCACGCTCCTGGGGGCAACCACACCGGCCACGTTCTTCGAGAACCTGACCGACGACCTGGTGAAGGATGGCTTCCTTGGCCGGTGCATCGTGGTCGAGTCGAAGCAGCCGCGGCAACTGATGCGCTTCGTCGAGCGTGAGGGCACGCCGCAGAAGATCATCGACTGGTGCAAGGCGGTCCATGTGTCGGCGGTCAAGACCGGAAACCTGACCGACGTATCGCCGGCGGAGATGCGCCCGTCTATCATCGAGCTACCGTTTTCAGAGGGCTGCATGCAACTGATGCAGGCATTCGAGCAGGAGTTGAACGATGCCAAGGACAGCAACGAGACAGAGGGCTTGGACGTGCTGCTGGGGCGGACGCTCGAGAAGGCGATGCGACTGGCCCTGATCGTTTGCAAGGCGTGTGACCCGAACAACCGGGAAGTGCAGACCGAGCACCTTCAGTGGGCCATCGAGTACGTCCGGCACTACGATATGTCGCTGATCCGGTCGGTTCGGAAGGAGCGGATTGCCAGCCAGACCGACGGCGACATCAAGCGGGTGATCAACTTCATCAAGAACGCCCATCGGTATCGTGGCGACAAGCGGTACGGTTCGGTGTGTGAGAACGGCTGGATGCCGCATGCCAAGCTCTTGAAGCTGATGGCGATGCCCTCCCGGCAGTTCAACGAACTGATCAATACCGCCTACGATGCGGGGATCATCTCGAAGCAGCCGGGAGTGCAGTACAACTACGCAGGCGACGTGTATGGCCTGCTGGATGCCGACTAGCCCTTCTTCCAGGCAGTGGGAGGCCGTTTGCGCGGCCTCCCGATCGGCTTAAGGTCGATGTGGTAGTTCCGCTGGATCAACCACGTTTTGCCGACCTTCTCGCAGTAATGGACACGGCCCTCGTCGCACAAAAACCTGATCCGGCGTTCGGAAACGCCCTCGCGCTCGGCAACTTCGGACACCGTGTAGTAGGGCTTCACTTCTTCACCTCCTTGATCGGGATGTAATCGAAACAGCGGACGGTGTTGTGGCGCTGGTACTTGCCGCAGACGCGCTTGTTGGTGAAGCCACGCCAGCGGGTACGAAACCAGCGGCAGCTATCGCAGGTGTTGCTTTCGGTCATTCTCAATCCGGTATTCGCATTCAAAGACGATGATGGGCGGCGCATCGATGTAATGCCAGCCGTGGGGGTCGCCTGGGTCTGTACGCCGCAGGCAATCCTCACAGCCTTCACGCCACTCACCATCGTGGCCAACGCCCGGGCACCGGGCGATGTCGTAGGGCAGGGTCATTACTTGTCGTCGGGGTTGGTCCGGCACTCAGCGATCATGCGGTCGATGGCTTCGCGCATCGCCGGCCACTCGTCGGGGTTGATAGCGATCTTGCCGTACTCGGGCGTGCCTTCCTGGCTGACCACGACAAACTCGCCGCCGGCCTCGTCCTCGATGCGGACTCGCGTCGTGAATTCGGCGAAGATTGGATCTCCCTTTTTGGCGACCAGCAACTCCATGATGCGGGTTTCACAGGTGGTCATGCTGCACCGCCTGTCATTGCTGCGTCGATAATCGCGTCGATCTCGTCCATTGAGTAATCGCCGCCCTGCCATTTGATCTTGCCGCCGTACCACTTCGGCAGTTCTTCTCGCGTCGGCTCCCAAAGCTCTTGCTGAATCAGCCAGCGGTATCGAGCAGCGTCTTTTTGAAACGCTGCGATGTAC